CGGCTTCCAGGTCGTCACGAGCGACGTCCTGGATCGTGTCGAGGTTGCCGGTCGGCTCCTCGGCGACGTCGCGGTAGGCGCGCGCCTTCTCGCAGACCGACGCCAGCAGCCGCTCGGCCTCCATCGCCCTCCGCTTCCACGAGCGGCTCACGACCGGACCTCCCGCATCGCGAGCAGCGTAGCCAGGAGCGCCTCGTGGAGCATGAGGAACGGAGCCCTCGTCGAGACCTCTCCGCCGTCGAAGCGCGCCGTCACGATGACGACTCCCTCTCTCGCGACCGCGCGCAGCCGCACTCCCGGTCTCTTCGCGCGCGCGAGCGCGCCCACCGTGTTCTCGTCCATCGTCCTTCTCCTTCTCCGCCGGGCGATCCCGGCATTCGAGGCACTCTGATCGAACGCGAGCGATTCGGCAACAACGAACACCCCGAGCGCCTCGCTCGGGCGTTCGGGAGGCAAGCGCCCCCCCTACCCCCCCGAGACTCGGGAGGAGCAGGGAGAGCACCGAGCGTCCCGGTATGGCGTCGGCCCGTTGGCTTCTGCCAACCCCCGAACCCGCGTGAGACGCGCACGGGCCCATGCCTCGGCGATCACGCACGCGTCCCGTGGAGGCGATCCAGTCGGGAGACGGGCCGATGACTCCGCGCACGCCCACGAACGCCTCCGACGGCGACGTAGACGGCTCGGCTCGGTTCCCGGCTTGTCCTGCTATGACGCACCGGGCGGGGACGGGGCCCCGCCAGAGTGATCGATCGGATCCTCTCAAGACGCAACCGCGAAAGACGGAAAGACAAACCCCCCGGTGATTCGCCGGGGGGAGTCTAGGTGCCCTGGAGCGATAGCAGCGCCCATTCGGGCACCCGCCGTCGATTCTGCGGGCGCGCGATCTGCGCGTCAACCGGGAGGAACACGCCGCGGAGGATCGGGACGCTCGCCCGTGCCCAGGAGCGTCGAGACCGGCGAGCCGGGGATGAGGAGGCCGCCGACGAACGCGAGGATCTCGGTGACGTGCGCGCCCTCGGCGAAGATCGCGAGGAGCACGACCGCCGCGATCGCCGCGAGGACGACCGCGAGGTTGATCGTGTGCTTGGGGCTCCAGGTCTCGCGCTTCATCGGTGCGTTCCTCCGCTCGTGCTCGTCAGCGTAGGACGATCCTCGATGCGCGTCACGCGCCGCTCGATGTCCTCCACCGCCTGGAACCGGCCGCCGACGTAGATCGCCGCCGAGATGACCGAGACCATCACGGCGAACGAGCCGCCGAGGACGACCCAGAACAACCGTTCGATCCGCGACTCCAGCCGCTCGTGGCGTTGCTCGACCGCCTTCTGGTCTCGCATCAGCTGGGCGAGCTTGATCTCCGTGGCGAGCACGCGTCCTCCGATCCCCGAGCCGGTGTCCGGGATGTCGTCCATTCCATCGACGGGCATCAGTACCTCCCCACGCCGCGAGCCGACCACTGCAACGGGATCGGTCTCCCGCCGTCGATCGCGTCCTCGGGCTGCACCACGCACCCGAGCTTGCCCACGCCGTACTCCATCACGAGGCGCTTCCAGGTCGCCTCTCCGGGATCGCTCCTCCGCGTCTCGTTCGACTGTCGGTGGGCGAGCAGGACCGGAGGCCCGCGCCGGAACATCCCCTCGCGCTGACCCTCCTCGATGAGCCAGAGGAGCGCGGCCTTCGCCGCCTCCAGGGTCTCGTCGGAGAGCTTCATCGGAGGCTTGTTGCCCCACGTGGTGACGAGATCCTCTCGGGGGATGGTGTTCGGGTCGTCTTCGAGGCCGGCGTAGAGCCCCTCGACCTCCAGGCCCAGCGACCGCTCGTTGTAGCCGTTGCCGTGCCAGACGTACCACCGGAGCGGGTTCGGCGAGGCCCAGAAGCCGCGGAACGCGAGCGCGTGGCAGCCGACGTCGAGCGCGCGCCGAGCGACCGCCAGCTGCCGATCGCCGAGCGCCCGCTTCACGGATGCCTCGCTCGCGCCGAACACGCACGCCGTCTGGTGGATGACGATCGCGTCGACCAGCGCCGGGTCACGCTCGACCACCCGACCTCGGCGGACCAGGTGCTTGCGCCGAGGTGTCGCGGGAGGGTTCCGCTGCTCGGCGCGGAGGTCGATGTGCTTGGGCCCCGTCACTCGGTGTACCCCAGGAGCCGGACCTGGAAGATACCGCCGCCCGCGGGAGCCGGAGCGGAGTAGTTGAGGTCCACGCCCGTGGCCGGGTTGAACGGGATCTGCGTGACCATCCGAGTCGCGCGGTCGTCGGAGGTCAGCCAGTTGCGCAGGTTCGTCGCCGAGCCCGTGTCCTGGAGGTTGACGTTGGTGACGGAGAGAGCGGCTCCCGTGCCGTCATGGAAGACCTCCAGGTCGACCGCGCGTGCCGTCGCGGGAACCGGGTAGAGGTTCAGCGGGAAGTCGCCGAGAGCCGGAGCCCCGGTCGCCGCGAGGGCGTAGTTCCCGAAGACGGTCCTGGCGTTGTCGCTCCGCTGGTAGATCCACCCGGTGTTCGCCGCGTTTCGACCGAGCGTCCCGACGTGGTAGGCGCTCCCGATCGCGGCTTGGATCGCCGCGTAGGGTGCCGGGAGGTCGAGGAGCGCAGAGTTGGTTCCATCCGAGGTCGGAGGCACGTCCGAGAGGACCAGCACGCCCTCGAACTGGACGCTCCCGGACTGTCGTGGAGCGAGCGAGAAGCCCGACCACGGAGCGAGATAGAGGTGGTAGGCCGTGTTCCCCGCGAGGACCACGGCAGGGCTGATCACGGCCGCCGAGGTGACGTCGAGGCCCACCGCGCGCGCCGCGCGCTCGCCGAGCGGCCCGTTCATCTCGACGAGGAGATCGATCGCGTTGCCGGCAGCGAGTGTCGTGATGATCGAGCGGCGTTCGCGGACGACCATCGGAGGACGTCGGCTGCTGATGAGCGGGCGCACGTCGATGACGTCGGAGAACGCGACCGGACCGCCGCCGCCAGGTCGGCGGACGATGGCGATCGGCACCCAATCTCCGCCGCTCGGGCTCGGTGCCTGTCCGCCGACTCCGGCCACGATCTGGGTCTGGATCTGGCGCTCCCGCTGCTTCGGGACCAGTTGGGGGACAAACGGCCCGCTCGGTGCCGTCCAGATGTCCCGGATCGCGCTCGCGGTCGTGACCTCGACCATCTGCGCCTCGACGAGATAGAAGGTCGTCACGCCAGGGGACGGCATCGAGACGAGGATCGGAGCGCCCGCGCGCGAGAGCCGGTAGGGGGAGTCGAGCGGGCCCGGCACCGGCGGGAGCGTCGCGGACAACTGCCCCATGACGCCGGTAGAGAGAACGACGTCTGCGCCCGACGGCTGGGCGATGAGCCCTCCCAGGACGAAGGAGCCGACCACCTCCGCGGTCGGGTCGGCGATGCGCTTGGAGGCGAACTGGTAGCGGCTCATCTCCGAGACGAAGCGAGCGATGAACGCCTGCGCGTCGTTGACGTCGGCGCTCGCCGCGCGCTCCAGGAGGTTGAAAACCTCGTTGTCCATTCCGGCCATTTCGTCCTCACAGGGTGGGGTCAGAGACCAGCGCCCAGCCTACACCGGCCGCGCGCGCGCGCTCGATCGATTGGTAGAGCGCCTCGATCAGGGCGCGGTACTCCGCCGGGTAGCCGTCGTAGAAGTTGAGCGCCGCACCCGGAGCGTCGTAGGCGTTGCTCGGGTAGGGGGCGTCGTAGGGCATCCCGAACTCGCCCTCCCCCCCGAGGCCCACGCGGACGAGGAAGAACCGGGTCGCCGGAGCGAACACCACGCCGTCGACCAACGTGCCGTAGTCGAAGGCGTGGAAGTCCCAGATCATCCCGATCAGGGTCGCCGGGTCGCGGGTCTCGGAGAACGCGTAGCCGATCCCGAGCGGCGTGAGGATGCGCGCAAGGATCCGGAGGATCGCCGCCGGGCTCACGACGTCGGGGAGCGCGACCAGCCGCCGCCGGTAGTCCTCGTCGGTCTCTCCGGGCGCTCGTCCGGTGCCTCGGTCTCGGCCGATCGCGTCGAGCCACCCGTGACGCCCTCCGCTCGTCGCCGTCGGCTGCGAGACGGTCAGCGAGAGGTCGGCGAACTCCTCCACCTCGACCTGCGTGGTCGCGCCCGGCACGAGCGCCGGCCCATCGACGACCGCGACGTTCGGGCTCCCCTGCGTCACCGAGAGGATGCGCCGAGGGAAGGTCCCGGCGTTCGGGCCTCCGATGATCCGGACGTACTGGCCGATCATCGCGAGCGTGAAGAAGTCGGGGATCGGCGTGTCGCTGATGTCGTTCGCCGCTCCAACGACCGCTGCCGGGATCGTCGCCCTCCCGCGCTCGGCGAACGCCGAGATGCTCTCCGCCGTGACGTTCCCCTGGTAACCCGGCCTCTCGGCGGTCACCGGGACCGTCACAGGCCCGAGCGTTCCCGCGGGAATCGTCGCGTCCGCCGAGGTCGCGAAGGTCACGCCGTCGACCTCCACGCCGTCGGAGTTGCGCTCGCGGACGACCAGCCGCGTGCCCGCGATGAGCGTCAGGCTCCCGACCGCGGAGCCGATCCGCCGGACCTCTACCGAGCCCGTGGCTCGTCGCTCCCCGGCCGCCTCGGGCCGGACCTGCGAGGAGTGGGGGCGGAGGTAGTAGGCCTGCGTCGAGACCGCGATCGCCTCCGAAAGACGCTGGAACTGCGCGGCCTGCTGGGCGTAGATGTCGAGCCCCTGACCGTTGTTTCCCTCCTCGATCGGCACCGTGTAGGAGCGCGGGAAGAGGGATCGCCAGAGATCCAGCAGGTCGTCTTTGGTGGAGGGCTCAAAGCTCATCGGGGGGTCACTCGAAGGTCACGAGGTCGGGTCGCGTCCGGATGACCTGGCCGAGCGCCGGTACGAGGTCTCCGACGGGAGCCACGATCGCGTCGTCCAGGACGATGACGCCAGGGACCGAGCGAGCAGCCGCGAAGAGGAGCGAAACCGGGAGGACGGCGTTCGGGCGCAGGACGTTGACCGCCGCGACCGCCGCGAGCCGCACCGACTCCGCAGCGACCGTTGTGTTCACGCTCGCCGAGAAGCGGAGCCGGAACCGGATCGACACGAACTCGGGGATCGCGCTCAGGACGTCCACGATGATGCCCGCGGCCCGGTACTCCAGGAGGGCGAGGAGGACCGCCGTCACGAGCGCGGAGTTAGCCTGCCCCTGCGCGTCGGCGACGAAGATCGAGACCCGTCCCGTCGGGAGACCTCCCGGATCGACCTCCTCGATGGCCGACGCCTGGCGCACGCCCGGCACGGTCAACGCGCCGAACTCGATCGCGCCAAGCGTCCCGCGCCGCGCCTGCCGGAAGAAGTCCCGCGCGCGCGCACGGAGCGCCGGATCCTTCTCCTCGTCGTCGCCGCCGGCCGCCGGCTCCTCGTTGACCACGATGAGGTTCGGGTCGGCCGGAGGCTCGGAGAACTGCGTGATGGTCCCGGCCGCGACGTTCCCAGCCGTCCCGGCCACTGTCGCCTCGGCGAGCACCGTCACGGGGCCCGTCGAGCCGGCCGCAAGGGAGACCGCGCTCGTGGTCGCGAACTCAAAGGAGGAGCCCGTTCGGACCTTCGTCCCGATCGGGAGCGTGATCGCCGCGAGCGGCCCGAGGCTCCGCGAGATGATGAGGGGGACGACCGAGGGCACCGCCTGCTTTCGGACGACCGTCGGCGAGAAGCGGTCACCGACGATGCGATCGAGGTCGATGCCCGAAGCGCCGTCGAGCAGAAGCACCTTCTCGCGGAGCGCCAGCTGCCGCGTGACCTCCTCGGCCATCGCCGAGGCCGAAGCCGTCACGATGTTGATGTCGCTGCCTTCGGTGAAGACCTCCTCCGCGGAGATCCTCTGCCCGATCGGACGAGCAGCGGAGCGCGCCAGAACCTCGTCGGCTCCGATCTGGAAGTACGTCTGTCGCGTGGGAAGGTCGGGCACGGTGTCCCGAGTCTACGCCGTCACGAGGACAGAGGCACCGGAACCGTCATCTGGTCCGCCTCGCCGTTGGTGTCGACGACTTTGATCGAGATCACGAGGATGTCCGACCGCGCGAGAAAGACCTCCACGGCCGCCTTCGCCACGTCGGGCTCGCGGAGCACCTGGGCGAGGACCGCCGACTGGAGCGAGCGGATCACCGAGGGCTTGATCAGCCCTTTCAGCGGCTGCTCGAAGCCGTACGCCGGGAGATGGAAGAACGACCCGAGCGCGCTCGTGGCTCGGCGGAGGATGCGCTTCCGGAGATAGGCGCGGCCGCTCTCCAGCGCGAAGTCGCCGCGGTCGTTGATCTGGAACGTCCCGAGCGGGTTCGTGACCTTCTCGTCGTTGAGCAGCTGCGGGTTCGCGAGGTCGACCCGAGCCGCGCGCGCGCGCGCCGGAGGCACCCGGAACAACGGGAAGGTCGCGAACGCCGCCGCACGACACTCCTCGTCCAGCGAAATCTCGCCGCCGCCGACCTCACGGACGTTCTCGACGACGATCCGGTAGGTCGCCGGAGCATCCAGGGGACCGTCGAAGAACACGTCCACCGCGGTCTCGGCGACGCGCCGGACGACCTGGGCCAGCCGGACCACGATCCCGTGCGGGGAGAGCGGTTCGAGCCTCCAGTTTTCCGGGTTGAGCGCGTCCCATGCAGTCGCCGGATCGGAGGCGACGGGAGCCGTCGAGAACGTCACGCGCACCGAGTTTCGTGAGACCTCTCGCGCCTCGGCCACCGCAAGATAGGACGCCGAGCCGAGCGGGGTTGATCCCGCTCCGCCCGAACCGAGCGCGCCCGTGCATTCCTGCGTCACTCCTCCTCGCCCTCACGCGCATCGCGCTCCTCGCGCTCGCGATGCGAGGCCCGGAGCCGAACCATCGCGGCCTTCGCGTGGCCGTGGACGTCGCCGATCGCCTTCCGCTGTGCCTCGCGCGAGACCGCCGACGCAGCCTTCGCCGAAGCGACCGCCGCTTGTTGCTCCTCGACCTTCGCCGCCGCCGCCGCGCGCGCCGCCGTGACCTCGGCGACCTTCGCCGCCTTGCGTGCGACCTCGGCCGCGATCTCCTCCTCCGTGGGCATCCCGTCCTCCTCAGCTACCGTTGACCCAGCCGATCTCGGCGTAGAAGAACCCGCCTCCGATCGCCGCGTCCACGTTAAACCCGAGCGCGCCTCCAGGACCGGCCGTGAGCACCTCGCCCGGCACGAAGTTGTCGGGCTGGACGACGATCCAGTTGTTGCCGCTGCCCGCGGGGCCCCACGGGAAGGGGAAGAAGTTGGGGCCCGCGACGGTCGGTCCGAAGGCGATGATCGGCCTCCAGACGCCCGGCGTGAAGGTGCCGCTGCCTCCGATCGAGATCGTCGGCATGATGTTCGCCGAGAAGATGTTGCCGTCGATCCCCTCGTTGCAGATGAACAGCGAGAAGGAGCCGGGCCCCGAGAGATCCGAGATCCGCGGAGTCGTCCTGCCGTTCACGCTTGCGAGCCGCTCAAACGCGCAGACGACGAGCCCGTTCCAGTGCGGTCTCGTGAATAGGAACGTCGGCGAGACCGGCACGTCGAGGATGAACTGCGACGCCGTGAAATCGATGAACGTGAGGCCGCCGCCGGAGCCTACGATGCAGTCGCTCTCCGACCAGATCGACGCGACGCCCGTACTGGAGTTTCCGAGCGGGTTGAGCGAGGTGAGCCCGCGGTAGGAGCATCGCTCGGGCTGCACGTCCGGCTGGAGATCCAGCAGGACCTCTCCGAGTGAGCACTCCCGGAACCGCATCGGCTCTCGGCCCATAGGGAAGCCGAACGCCTGAGCCACGTCGTCGTCCCACGCGATGTAGGTGTTCGTGAGGACCGAGAGGTTCTGGAGGAGGCTCGGATCCTGGCTCAGCGAGGGAGCGGAGTGACAGGTGTTGAAAGAGACTCCGCCGTCGACCTGGACGTTCTCGATCACGAGCCGGTTCACCGCCGTGAAGACCCACCCCTGGACCGGAGCGGCGCCGGGGCTCCGTTCGAAGCGCACCCCCGATAGCTCCAGGCCTTCGCGCATGAAGTCGCCGTTCCCCAGCGAGCCATCGGCGACGATCCCGATGTCGCCCGTAGCGAGCCGGATCGTGAAGTTGCGCATGGCGAGGCGCTCGACGAGCGTCACGCCGCAGGAGAGGAGCGGGAGGAACCCGCCGCCCGAATCCATCGAAACGGTGGTGACATCGCGCCCGTAGCCCACGAACGAGATGCGCCCCACGAGCGGCTCGGGGAGCGTCGCGGAGACGCTGTGCTCCCCCGGAGCAAGCACGATGCAGTCGTCGAGGGCGATGACCGCTCCGATCGCAGCCGCGATCGTCAAGAACGGGAGGTCCGCGCGCCCGCGTTGTCCCGTGCCGTCGTTGCCGGCCACCGGGTCGACGAAGACGCACTGCGCTGGCCCGACGGGCGCACCGCTGGGGAGCGTGGTCGGGAGCCACGCCGCGCCGTTCCACACGAGCGCCTGGCCGACGAGCGGAGCGACCGGCGAGACGGGGTTCCCCTGGATCCGAGCGACGATCGCCGCGACGGGACCGACGCCAGGCCCGGCGAGGACGTCGCCGAGTAGCTGCGTGATGCCTCCTCCGACCACGAGGCTCTCGACGTAGAGGTAGAGGTCCCGCCAGGACTTCCACCAGCCCCACGACGAGCCCGAGGCGAACGGACCGAAGGGCTCGTTGTTCTCGCTCCGGTCGATCGTCGCCGGGCCCGCGTTGAGCAGGGTGGCCCTAGCGTCAGCGCCCTCGTTCGCCGCCGGGACCAGCAGACCGCTGAGCGGGAGCCGGATGCCGAAGATCCTCCGCTGCCTGCTCTCCGATGGCGTCCCCTCGTCCACCACAAGCTCGATCCGGTAGGTACCCCTCGCTCCCGGAGTCGGCGAGAACGTCCATGTCGCCGGCCCGGTCTGCGTGAGGGTCGACACCGCCGTGGTGTCCTCGGGAGGAACCCAGAGGAGCCGGAACCGATGCGTCGTCCCTCCTCCAACGGACGTGAGCGTCACGAGCGCGCCGGTGTCGAGACCGTCGGTGCGGGCTTGTCCCGGCGTCCCTACGGGCAGGCCGGCCTGGTCGATCCTCATGCTCGCGGGCATGGGACCGAGCCTAGCACGGGCTCACTCGCCCTTGATCTTCGCGCTCAGGTAGGAGTTGCGGGCCGCCTTGAACTGCCCGACCGCGACCGCGAGCGCGGCGTAGGCCGTCGTGATCGTCGTCACCGCGGAGGTCGCCTGGGCCTGGGTCACGGGCGTGACGGGCGGGCCGGGAGGCACGAGGTTGCCGAACGCCGCGAGCACCTGCTGCCCGAAGTCGTCCGTGGCGTCGGCGAGCGCGTCGGCCGCGTCGGCGTAGTCCTCGCCGCGCACGTAGGACTGATCGGCGTCCTCGTTCGCCAGCCGGACCTCGGGAGCCTCCAGGGTCGCGCGGTCGGTCGCGCTCGTGCGCCATCGCTCTCCGACCTCCTGCTGGACCGAGTGCGGCGTGACGAGGATGTGGTTGGCCTTCGCGAAGTCCTCGTCGATCGTCTGACCGTTGACCTCCTCCGGAACGCGAACGTCCTGGGAGTTGAACGCCACGCCGACGATGAGCGGAGCGGTCATCGGGTCGCCGCCGGGGAGGAGCACCGCAACCTCGGAGCCTCGCTCGATCGGTGAGATCGAAGCCTTGCCGTCTCCTCCGAACGCCGAGGACACGCGGCACGCGATCGGTCCCTCTCCGGACATATCGCCGAACGTGAACGTCACGTCGGCGATCCAGCCGTAGCCCTCCTCCCATCGCACCGCGTCGTCGTCGTCGTCCACGCGCGCGAGCACGACCCACGAGCGAGGGTCGGAGCCGGGAGCGGCCATCGCCTCGCGGAGCCGCCCGAGGTCGAGCGAGCGACGGATCCGAGCGCGTCCCGATCTCCTCGTCACGAGCCACCTCCTCGAAGGAACGGCACGTCAAGCACGGGCCCGTCCTCCGAGATCGTGACGTCGCGAAGCCGCGCGCGCTCCTCCTCCATCGCCGCCGGGATCTCCGGATCGTCTGGAGTGCGCGCGCGCCGATCCGCCGACGCGCGCCGAGCGTCCTGCGCCGCGGTGTCGGTGCGTCCGGCCGTGGCCTGGTCGACCGCGCGCGAAGGCACGCGCCGCCGCGTTGCCGTCTCCTGTGGAGCCGCCTCGTCCTCTCGGACGACGATGAAATTCACGAAGTCGACGACGATCGAGATCCCCTCCTCGGCGTCGAACGAGATCCTCGCGTTCTGGACGCGGAACACGGTCTGGAAACCGGAGGCGTCTTGTAGCTCGGCGAACCGTTCCGCGACGTCGGCCGACCACCCGAGCGACTGGAGATACCGCGCGCGCGCCTCTCTCGTCTGCGCCTGGATCGTCGTCGCGGTCGAGGGCGCGGAGGTCGGATCCGACCGATCGGCTGCCGCCACGAGGATCTCGACCGGATCTCCGGAGAGGAGCGAGAGGAGATCCGAGGCGTCCTCCTCCGATCCGAACGAGCGGAGGTCCGAGGTCTTGAAGTTTCCCTCGATCTCCTGGCGGCCGATCTGCTCGTAGAGCGAGCGAGCGATCGACGCGAGCGCGCCCGGAGAGCCTCCGTAGCGCACGGTGAACGTCTGCACGCGCTCGTCGGGGTTCGCGCCCGTTGGACCCACCTCGTTCGCGCGGAGCGCCGCCGGAGGATTGTCCTGCCCCAGGACGCCCTCGCGCCGTTCTCCCTCGCGGACCGGCCAACGGGCCCAGCGCGTCCGCCCGATCGTCGGGTCGTAGGCTCGGACCTCGATGGTGGGGACCTTCACGCCGCCGAGCTTCCGCGTGAACTGGAGGCTCGTGAGGTTCCGCCCGTAGATCATCCGACGTGGCTGGGAAGCTCCCGTTGGACCTCTCCCGGTGAAGAGGGTCCGCGGGTTGATGAGGCGAAGCTCGTAGTCACGGACGAGCGGAACGACGCCGCACTGCACGCAGACGTCGGTGATGTGGTCCCAGACCGTCATCCGTTGGTCGCCGCTCCTCGGCTGCCTCGCGACGCGCCCTCGGCGAGCGCGAGAGACCGCGGGGACGGCATCGCCGGGCGTCGGAGCCTGGCCCGGCGTCGGGTCGGAGACGTCGCCCCACACGACGCGGAGGCCGGCCGCGGTCGGGTACTGCTCCAGGAGCCTCGTCACGCCGACGTCGACCGGCACGAGGAGGTCGATCCGGTTGTTCCCCAGCGGCGTGTCGATGAGCAGCGCGGTCATGTCGCGCGCCTCCATCGTGACGATCTCGCCGTCGTCCGGGTCGTAGCTCACGGTCCAGTCGTCGACCCACCCGACGAACCGCGTGGCCGTCTGGCTCACCGGGCCCGCGGGGATCTGCTCGACGATCGAGCGAAGGCCTCCGCTCGCTCGCCGCTCGCCGCGCACGCCGGCTTGGAAGTCGTCGGCCGAGACGGCTCCCAGGATGACCTCGATCCCGCACGCGCGGACGAGCCGAGGATCGAACGGGACATCCGCCCACGCGATGTCGACGCGCGCCGTGTCCGCCTCCCTGAACCCGTTGCGCTCGATCTCGACGCTCGCGGGGATGATGCCGCCGCGCACGAAGCGGTCGTCCGGGCTCGCTCCGCTCATCGCCTCGACGCGCGAGCCGGGAGACCCGAGCCCGGAGAGGCGAGCGACGAGCCGGTTCCGCTGCGCTCGGAGGCGTCGAACCGTCGTCCCTCCCTGCCCCTCGTCCGACGCGCCCTCGGCTCCGGTCGTCTCGCTGTCGCGCTCCTCCGACGCCTGGCGGAGCGCCGTTCGGATCTGCGTGTTGAGCCTCGCGATCTGCGTGGTCAACTCCCGCGCCGTCGCCGCCGGATCCGAGGGCGGCTGGCTCGCGGGCCCCTCCGCCACGCGCGCGATGTCCGCGCCGCCCAGCCGTTGCTCCAGCGGGTGCGTGTCCGACAACTCGTCCACGCGGATCCACAGCGCGACCTGCGCCGAGACCCGGTAGACGTTGCGCGTGTAGGCCGTCACGAGGTCACCCCTGCGCGCGCGCCGTGGAGGCGGGCACGACGACGATCGTCCCGGCCTCGACGATCGCACCCACGAGGTCGTTCGCGTCGGCGATCTGCTGCCACGAGTCGGCGGTGCCGTAGTAGACGCGCGCGAGGTCTCGGAGCGTTTGATCTCCGGGCATCACGACGACCGCGATCGCGCTCGGGATCGCCGCCTTCGCGACCTCGATCGAGCGCCGCTGGCACGACGCGCGAAGACGTCGCGACGCCTCGGCGGTCGACATCCTCCACGCCTCGCACGCGAACACCTCCACCACCGTGTCGAGCAGCTGCGCCTCGGTGTAGGGCCGATCCGAGAGCGCGAGGAGGGTTCCGCCGACGCCCGTTCGGACGCTCTCGGCGGAGGAGAGCGCGGCCTGAACCGTCGCGATCGAGGTGTTGACCTGCACGCGGATCTCCTGGAGCGCGACGAATAGCTGGCCGACGTTCACCCGCGTCTCGTTCGTCTGCTCGGTGACGCTCTCCTGGTAGTCCGAGTCGATCGAGGCCGGATCCGCCACGAGCGCGTCGTCGACCTGCGTGCTTGCGTCCTCCACCGAGGAGTCGTCCGACGGTGCCGCGGTCGCGCGAGCGGGGATCTCGCTCGCCCCGGACCACTCGAACTCCGCCGTCCACCGCACATCCTGCGGTCGGATCCAGACGTGCTCGAAGTTGACCATCACGCCGTAGCGGACGATCGGGCCCCATTGGACCGCGAGGTTGTTCCCCGAGGTCACGAGCGACTCGAAGAGTCGCACGGCCTCCTCCGGCCGCGTGATCTCCTCGCCCGTGCTCACGACGATCGCGCCCGTGAGGAAGCGTTGCTTCCACATCCCCTCGATCGTCGTGTTGTCGAAGTCGGGCCCGAGGATCTGGATCGTCCCCACGGGGTTGCCGGCGTAGGTCGATTTCTTCGTCCTCTGCCGCGCGTTCCAGCCGACGCCCTGGTAGGGCAGCGCGCGCCCCTGGAGGAGCACGACCCGCTGCTCTCCGGTCAACTCCTCGATGCCGAAGCCGGGAGCCTGTGAGGTCGGAGGAGGCATCGCTCACCTCGTGAGAGCGGGGACGAACCCCGACTGCGTGCGCTGCTCGGCGAGCCGCGCGATGTCGTTGATCATATCGACCGCGACCCGATCCGGGTCGGCCTCTCGGAACTCCTGCCGGACCGAGATCCGAGAGCCGCGGAAGTCGTTGTGCGTCGTCGATCGGCCCGTCGGAGGAGCGGTCAGCGAAGGCTCGGGAGCCTCCGCGTCGCGCGTGGTCTGGTCGCGGAGGTCGCTCACCGCGCGATGCGCCGCCTCCTGCGCCTCGCGGTCGCGCGCCGCCGAGTTGGTGGCGTCTCCGAACAGGTCTCCGATCATCACGGAGATGTACCGCGCCGCCTCCAGGAACGACTCCACGGCTTCGTCGAGATAGCCCTGCACGGCCTCGGCGACGTAGGCCGTGATCTCCAGGAAGTCGGCGAACGCAGCCGCCGCTCCTCGGATGACGACGAGGAGCAGCTGGAGCGTCGGGATGAGGATCGCCGCGAGGATGAAGCCGAGGCCATCGAGCATGGGCGAGAGGGTCTGGCCGCCGAACAGTCCGATCCGTTCGAACTCCGAGTAGACGCCTTCGAGCATCGGCGTGAGCGGCTCGAACACGGCCAGGATCCCATCCCAATACTCGGTGGCGAACGAGACGAGCGACGTCACCGCGCCGAGCGCGAGCGCGAGCGGAGCCGCCGCGAGCGAGAGCCCTTCGAGGATCGGTCCGAGAGCCGCGAGGCCGCCCGCGCCGCCCGCGCCCGCCGCCGCCGCTGCGCCTCCGGCCGCCGCCGCTCCGCCCTCGGCCGCCGCTGCTCCTCCGCCGATGAGGCCGCCGAGGCTTCCCACGAAGCTCGCGCCCGCGCCGAGCGCGGAGATGCCCGAGCCGACGACCTGCCGCCCGATCTGGATCATCGCGAACGAGCGCGCCGCCGCCATCAGGTAGGGGGCCATCCGGTAGACCGTCGCCACGACGCGCTCGATCTGGGCCTGGAACTCCCCCCAATGGGCCGTGATGTAGTCGATCCCGGCGAAGGCCCGATCGAAGACGTTGGAGAGCGCGCCGGCCGCTCGCTCGCCGAGGTTGCTCAGGACGTTCTCGATGCCCTGGCGGTTCGCCAGCAGCCGATCGTTGACGCCCCCCAGCGAGCGCGCGAGCACGTCGAACACCGGGCGGAAGGCCGCCCGCCGCAGCTGCTCGGCCACGTCCTGGAAGGACGAGGTGACGCCAGGGAGCGAGGTCGCGTAAGCCTCGCCCGCCGCGTCGAACCCCTGGAGCGCGCGCTGGAGGCGCTGGATGCGCTCGGCCTGCGTGAGGCGGTTGAACTCCTGCGCGTCCTCGGTGATCGCGCCCATGGAGCGCAGCGAGGAGAAGAGCCGCACGTCGACGCCAGCGGCACCGCGCACCATGGCCGAGATGTCTCGGGAGGCCTGCTGGAAGTCCACCCCGAGCGCCGAGGCCGCCAGCGCCGTCTGGCTGGTGATCCCGAGCACCTCGTCCAGGGCGAACCCGGCGTTGCGGATCGGCCCGTAGATCGCCGAGTAGATCGAGAACAACTCCTCCGTCGTGGCGGTGCTCCGTAGCGCCTCGTCGGTGAGGTCGCGGAACACCGACCCGGCCACCTGTCGGGCTTGCTCGAACGAGAGCCCCTCGACCGAGGCCATGATCGACGACAGGCCGATCTCGGTCGTCTGCATCGACGTCTCGAACTCGGCCGCGGAGCGGACGAGCCCGGAGAAGCCGGACGCGAGCGCGTTCACGCCGACGTAGCCCGCTCCGAGCGCGAGGACGTTCTGGACCATCCCGCCGAACATCCCGTTCGCGCCGCTGATCCGGTCTCCGAGCGCCGAGAGTTGGCCACCGAGCGACCGGATGCCACCGAGCGCCGCTCGGGTCTCCAGCGATAGGACCGCCTCGATGTCGAAGTCCGTCACGCGTCCGATCCTACACGGTTCAGAGGAGCCGCGCCGTCACGACCTCGGCTTGTTCTCCCCCTCTACGATGACCTGCAACTCGTCGGCGAAGAGGAGGCCCGCTCGCGTCTCCATGTGGAGCGCCTCGGTCAGCGGGATGTGCCCGTAGCGGCAGATCCACGCGAGCCGCCTCCAGATCTTCCTCTCGTAGTCGGACACCGAGCGCCGAGCCCAGGTCGAGATCCACGCGAGATAGCTCGCGTAGAGCCCTTCCCGGTTCAGTGAACGCGCAGCGTCCTCCGCGCTTTTCCCGCGGCACCCGCTGCCGTCCCGGTCAACTCGGCGAACATGCCCGTGATGATCTGCCGGCCGCCGACGTCGAGCGCGCCCCACAACCAGTCGTCCACGCCCGGCGGGATCGGCGACCCGTTGATCGCCTCCATCGAGTGGCGGGCCATCGTGAACGCCATCGAGATGGAGTCGCCCTTCGCCTCCGCGATCGCTCGAAGCTCGTCCGACGGCGTGAGCGACGCCAGCGTGATCTCGAAGTCCTCGGCGAACACGCCCGGAGCGCACACCGTGTGGTCGACGAAGAACGAGACGCGCCGCCTCGGGAGAGGACGAGCCGCCGCGAGGGAGGAGCCGGCGAAGGCGCCGAACGCCGCCGCGAGCACGCCTGGGTCGAGAGCCGCTCGGCGCTTCTCCAACTCCGCCGCCGCGAGTTGCGCGGCTTGCTCGGGCGTCAGGGGAGCCGTGGGGGTTCCGATCGGGTTCTTGGGATCCATCGTCTGCCTGCCTTCCATGTAGGCCGCGGGTCCTCCGGAGGCATGGAGTGCTGCCCCGGCCAAGGGCAGCCCTCCGGAGGGCTCGCGGTGTCGTCAAGCGCGCGGAGCGCGAGGGCGATCAATAAAAGAACCGAACGTCCTCGCACTCGAACTCGACCGTCCCCTGCACGAACTCGTCGCGCGCTCCAGCGTTGACCGGGAGGGGACCGAAGAAGAGGTCCGTGAGGACGGCGCGCGGTCGCTGGCCGTTCGGGAGGGAGAACGCGCAGGTCGCCGTGAACTGCGCGTTGGTCGCCTCTCGGCGCTGCGAGCGGAGCTTCACCTGGTCGGCAAACCGGAAGTAGTCCTGCGAGGAGATGTGGACCTCCATCCGGCCGCGGACGCCCTTGAACACGTCGTCCTTCCGCTCCGAGGTCTCTCCCAGGTAGCCCTCGGAGAGAATCTCGGTCTGGATCTCGAACTCGAACGACTGGATCGCGTCGAGCGCCGTGATGGTCCCGTTCGGGCCGGTGAACGTGATCCGCGTCTCCTGGCCTTTGACTCGCTGCGCCATGCTCTGCTCCTTCTAGGTCTCTCGGGTCGGGTGGTCCGCGGAGGATCTCAGGTCGCCGTGACGATGACGACGCCCTCGCCGATCTCGGTCTGCACCACGATCGCGTCGAGGCTCGAAAGGGTCCGGACGCGCGTGATGAAGACGACGATGCCGCGCGCCTCCATCGACGGGGTGTTCCCCGAGATCGGGTCCACGGCGTAGTCGTTGATCCGCTGGGTCTCGGGGTTGTTCGGTGAGAGGAGGTCGTTCAGGAACTGGTCGATGTCCGCCCGGACGCCCTCTCGCCGCGACTGCGTGGAGAGCTTCTTGGAGTAGGGCACGAGCCGCTGGGCAAGCGTGTCCTGGATGAAGTCGGCCATCTTCCGGCGGGCCTGCGTCGTGAGGCCCGGCGTGACATTGCTCGTGATGCCCGACTGGTAGATCGAGCCCGAGATCGGGTCGCGCCGAGGAGCGGAGATGCCCGCGGCCTTGAGGCGCGTGTACGCGCCGATGTCGAGCGGGGAGGAGGTCGCCTCGACCGCGAAGAACTGCTCGATCAGCCCGGTCTGCTGGCCGGGGTTCTCCTCCGGCGGAAGCTGGCAGTCGAGCGTTGCCAGAGGACCGTCGCCGCGGACCGTGATCACGCCATCGGCCGTGAAGCCGAGGCCGCCCGCGAGACCCAGGAAGGCGATCTCGGGGATGCGAACGCTCCAGCCGGGCCAGGTGTAGAACACCCGGTCCGAGCGCCAGAGAGCGACGTCGGCCTGGGCCTGGGACTGCGTGAAGCCGATCGGCGCTCCGGTGAGGAACTTCCGGCCGAAGTGACCTCCCGCGCTCGCGTCGATCGCGTTCTCGCGACCCTTCCGGATCACCGCGGTCGAGCGACGAGCGGAGATCGAGAAGTTGGCTTCGCGCGCCGGACTCGCGAGGTTCAGGGTCGCGTCGAACGCCGCCTCATAGGCCACGTCCAGCTGGTTCTCGGTGAGCGCCGCCGAGAGGGCGATCGGGTTCGTCACCGTGACCTCGCCCCACAGCGGCTGGTCGACGACGACCGTGACGGTCGAGGCCGCCGCCGCCGCTCCGGTCCCGTCGTCGAGCGCCGGCCGGACCTTGACGGTGTGCGGGCCGGGGTTCCCGCTCGCGCTCGTCCCCTCGGCGACGATGAGCGTCTGCATCGTCACCCACTCGGCTCCGCCGACGGTCCGGACGCGTGTGCCGGCGGGGATCGTCCCGGCCGCGTGGACGTCGGCTTCGGCGAGGACCGCGACCGGGAGCCCGAGCGCCGTGGCCACCGCGGAGGCGTTGATCGTGATCTGGCCGGCTCCGGGCGTCGTCGAGAACACGCGGAGCGAGCCATCGGCCTGCGCGCGCGCGGAGCAGTTGATCGCCGAGAGCGCGACCGTGGCGTTGATGATCGTCGCCATCTCCGTGGCCGTCACCGCGGTCCGGTCGGCGACGTTGCCGGTGCCCGCCGTCGTGCCCGCCGCGTGGCCGATCGCCGCGAGCGCGCCCGCGGAGACGTCCGCGAGCGTGACCTCACCCGCGGTGCCCTCGATGAGACCTCGGATGCGGAGGCCGCCCGGAACGTCCGCCGCCGCGTAGCCGAGCGCGAGGTTGATCCGCGCTGCGACCTGGGCGGGCGTCTGGTCCGCCGCCGCGAAGGTCACGGGGACCACCACGCCGTTGTCGATCTGGACCGTGATCTGCTCTCCGCCGACGTAGCCCGAGTTGACGAACACGCCGCCCGTGATGGAGGCGCGCGCCGCCGCGATCGCGGTCGAGAGCGCCGGTCCACCGACATCGGTGGTCACCGACAGCTGGTCTCCGACCGCGAGCGTGAAGGGCCCGACGTCGCTCTCGTGGAACGCGATCGGGGAGAACGCGACCGAGCCCACCGACGTGTCGACGCGCGCGAGGATGAGGCGTCGCGGACGCATGAACTTGAGCTTGATGAAGCCCGAGCCGTTCCAGAACTCGGAGAGATGCCGGCGAGCCGCCGGGTTCTGGTAGGGCGTCGTCCCGTAGGTGAAGCCGAAGCCGCCGCTCCGCTGGCGGAGATCCTCGGAGGAGAACACCTCGAACACGCCTCGGGTCGCGGGGTCGTACTCCGCCGCGTCGCCTCCGACCGCGAAGGCCCCGTCTTCGAACTCGCCGAGGACGAGCGCCGTCCCGCTTCCTACGCCGGTCGTTGGCGCAGGGGGCGGGAGGTCCACGATGTTGACCGCCTCGATCTCGGCGAGCACCTCGATCGAAGGGAAGCTGGTGAACCGTCGCACGAATCCGGCCATGGTGATCGCTCCTTGCGCGCGCCTTCGCGCCTCGGGAGCGAGGGTAGCACGGCGTCAGTCCGGCGTGTCGAGCCGTCGGAACTCCTCGGGGGTGGGCCCGACGTCGACCATCTCTCCGACCTCGGCGAGCACCACCGACGGCTCGAAGGGAACCGCGCAGCGGAGGTCGACCACATCGACGTCGAGGCGGACGACGGCCATCAGCCGCCGCTCCCGGACGTAGACCGTCGACACCTCGTCCATCCGACGCCACGAGACCAGCGACGCGCGCACGGGCCGCTGCCAGTAGCGGGGCGTCCCTCGGAGAACCACGCGGGTCGCGTCCTCGCCCGGAGCGAAGAGGGACGGCAGCTGCGCCGCGATCGCCTCCCGCGTGGGCTTGTTGTCGGTCCAGAAGTCGACCTGGAACGTCGCCGTCATCTCGCCGAGCTTCCAGAGGACCGTCCCGGCTCCGAACTGGTCCCAGGTGTCCTCCAACGGCACGGGGACGAACGAGGAGGCGGACACCGGGATGTCCTCACGATCGGTGATCGACACCGACGGGTAGGTCATCTGCTTTTTCGGCTCCGGCCACTCGTCGAGCACCTCGCGGAGCCGGAACGGCGTGTCGATGTCCTGGCCGCCGCCGAGGAGGAACTCCGCGCACCGGAGGTACTCCCCGAGCACGAGCGCCGCCGCGCCGCGCGCATCGATCGTCGCGCGCCGTGCCGGCGGACGAGCGTCGGCGGGGACGAGGATGGAGCCCACGGACATCGCCCGAGGCTAGCACGGGCTCACCGGCCTCGAACGCGTCCGAAGCCGATCCGGCTCAACTCCTGGAGGATCTCCTCGCGGATCAACGGCTTTGCGCGCTCCACGGCTTTCTCGAAGTAGTGCCGGGGTGCCGTCCCCTCTCGGGCGATCTTCCGCTGGATCGCGCGCGCCGCGCCCGCGTCGAGACCCTTCCGGTTCGCCCACTCCAGGAGCGGAGCGAGCGGAGGCGTGTGCGGGCGGGTGCCGTACTCCAGGAACGCCGCGTGAGGAGCATCGACGTGGACGATCGCACCGTCGGAGATCGACGTCACGTTCACCGAGTTGCGAAGCTCGCCCGTGTCGACCGCGGGGTAGGGCTTGGCCGCGTCGATTTCGTTGATGGTCGCGACCTGGAGCCGGAGCGCGCCGCTCCGGAGGCCCGTGATGCACGCGTCTCGGATCTCGGGCGTCATCCTCGCGAGGAACCGCGTGAACTCAGGGATCGTCACGCGATAGCGCGCCACGGATCACTCCTCTCCGACGTAGGGCACCGAGCCGTTCCTCCGCCGGTCGGTGTCCTGGCGGAGGAGCTTCGCGACCCACTGGAAGCGGTCGACCTCTCGGAACGGCATCCCCGAGACGACGAACCTACGCCGCTCGGTCGAGCCGTCGCGCGCATCCACGCGGACCTCGACGAACGTCTCTACGCCGGGCTCCTCGTCGCAGCCGAAGAGGCTGCGCACCTCGTCCTCGGTGTAGCGCGGGCTGATCGCCGTGAGCCGCGCGCTCCCGCGCTCGACAAGGCCGCCCGTCTTGGGCTCGTTGTTCACCGACGGCTCGGCGAGCTTCGGCGTCGGGAGGAACTCCCGCTCAGCCGACGTCGGCGTGCCGCGCCCGATCTCGCCGCCCGTCCACCGGACGACGACCGAGAACACGCGGTAGGGCCGCATCCCGAGGTCCACGCCGATCTGACGCAGGTCGTCGGCGACTCCTCCGAGGCTCTCCACGAGGCTCTCGGCTGGGTCGCACGCTGGACCAAGCGCGGGATCGGTCGACGGGACCTGCCACCGGGGGTTGCACGGGTCGCTCATCCCCCGAGGATAGCGCGCTCAGCCGACCTTCGCGTTGATCCCGCCGCCCATCCCTTGATACTCCATCTGGGAGTAGGGGTTCGGGAACACGCCCAGGTCGTCCGAGAGGCGCTTGATCCAGAACTGCAACTCGCCTCGGAGTTGCGTCGTCTCCTGGGCGTTGAGCTTCATCTCGCCGATCGCAGTCGCCCGCATCCGGCTCCTCGCGTCGCTCAGCTGGCGCTCGATCGCCTCGCACTCGCACAGGTCGCGACGCACGCTGTTCTCGCCGGCTGGAGAGAGCCGGTCGAACGAGTCGCGGACGAGGAAGAGGGGCTGCGTACTCGCGGGGTAGCCCAACTGGATCGACGACGCGAGCGACTGCCAGTCGGGGAAGCCGAGAAAGTGAAGCACGCGCGTTTTCTCGTCGTCGGTGAAGGCCATCGCCGGAGGATAGCCTCAACGACCGCCGCCCGCGAGACGGTCGAGAGCCACCCGACCGCCGAACGCCGGCATCCCTGCCAGACGCCCAAGCGTCGAACGACCCTCAGACTCTCGCGGAGGTGTCGGTGTCTCCGGGGGTATGTCACCGCCTCCATCTCCTCCTGGCGGAGAAGCGAAGCGGCCGAGATCATCCCGGAAGTACTCCCGCACGCTGCCTCAGCGACGAAGGCCGGCGAGCCTCTTCGACGCTCCGGCCTTGAGCACCGGAGCCTTCTTCTCGTCGCTCACGCCGTCGGTGGGGAGCGCGGGGAGCGAGCCGTTCGACGGTGCCGCGGTCATCCCGGCGAGCTTGCGCGGGGGAGCCTTCTTCGCGCCGAACTTCTTGAAGTCGGAGCCCTTCACGACACGACTCCGAGCGCGCGGAGGAGCGGATCGGAGTGCTCCTGGATCTCGAAGTCGTGCGAGGGGCTCACCTGGAACCCGCTCGCCGCCGCAGAGGGATGAGCGACCGGAGCGCCGCATCGGCGGAGCGGAACGCCCTGCGCCTCGACGTCGGAGATCGAGTGCGTGAGCGAGGAGATGATCGAGCCGGCCGCGAGCGAGGTGATCGAGCCGGCGACGATGAAGCGCGACGTCGCCGTGACCTCGAAGTACTCCACCGGCTTCGGCTTCGGCCCGTCGAGCCGACGAGCGAGCGCCGTCATCCGACGCGCGTGCTCCTCGATCTCCAGTCGGATCATGCGCGGAGAGCCGAGCCTGTCCGCCGTCTTGCGGATCGTCGTCACGAGCGTGTCGATGACCTTCGCCGCGTCCGAGTCGCTGAGACTCGGAGGCGGAGGCTTGCCGCACACGGACTCCGCCGCGCTCCGGACCTCCATCACGAACTGCTCCGAGGTCTCGAAGACGGAGAACGCGCGCTCGATCTCCGAGACCATGAGATCGAACTGCGACATCGGCTCGTTCGATTCGAGCACCGGAGGCAGGCTCGCCTCGTCGAGCACGGGAGGCTCGAACGCCGGAGAGGCCGGAGGCGCATCGTCGACGCTCGGCGGAGCCGCCTCGGCGACCAGCGGAGCCTCGGGCGCAGTCGCGACCGGCGGAGCGGTCTCGGGCGGAGCCGATGCCTCGGGAGCCGACGTCGGCTGCTCGGGAGCGGGAGCGGGAGCGGGTGCCGTCTTGGTGCTTGCCTTCGCCATAGGTCCGGACGGTAGCACGAGAGCGGACGGAAAGACGAAGGGCCCGTGCCGAAGCACGAGCCCATCGCTGGAGACCATCTGTCGGTCGCGGGGACCTCTCGCGGCCTCTCTCGGCTGCCGACCCGATCGCGGTCGGCGAACTCGTCAGCCGTGCTCGATGACCGCCGCACGCTTGTAGCGCGCCGCGCCGCCCGAGAGCCCGTCCGAGGGCACCGGGAAGTCGCCGCTCCAGGTCCACGTCTGCGAGACGACCTGCTGCGCGCGGTCGAGCGGAGCGCGGACGATGAAGCGGATCCGCTCGGTCATCACGGCGACGCCGTTGTTCGTGATGTTGAACTCGCCGATCTTGCCGGTCGCGCCCGCCTCCGAAAGGAACTTCCCCTCGTCCAGGTACTTCTCGTAGATCGCGCCGCCGCCGATGACCAGCGCGCGCTTGATCGGCACGCCGGCCTGGTTGATGACCTCTGCGCCGATCTCGCTCGCCTCGCGAGCGGAGCCGCCGCCACCCGAGGTGTCGACGAGCGCGCCGGAGTTGTCCTGGTTCGGGTTCTCCGTGTTCCGGTAGAACCGGCAGCCGACCAGCTGGCCGATCGCGAGGTCGCGGTAGGCCGCCGAGTCGGGGAGCGACTGGTGGAGGCGCTGGAACGCGTTGTCCGCGAACAGCTGGGCCTCGCCCTCGGGCGTGACGTGGATGTGGTAGAAGCCGTCCGGCGTCGGGGGGATCAGCTGCGCGCGCATCCGCGCCACGGTGTCGATGATGGTCTGGAGCGTCAGGACGCTCGCGCCCGTGAGGGCGTCGACCGTCGCGCCGCCGCCGACGCGCGTGATGAGCGATCGCGTGCTCGCGAGGATCGCCGAGCGCACCGGGATGGGGTTCACGGTCGGAGCGCCGAGCGTGATGATGCCCGGCCCGGCCGGATCCGCGGTGAGGGGAGTCGCGTCGACCACCGTGTTCGCCGGCTCGCCGCCGACACCGATCGTGATCGGGAGCGCGTTCGTCGAGGAGACCGGAGAGGGGCGGCCGTTGAGGAGACGCTCGCGGAACCCGTTCAGGCTCGCGACCGTCAGCTGGAGCGCGCCCGCGAGAGCCGCTGCCGCCGTGACGGTGTTGCCGCCGAGGTAGGAGAGGTAGAGCGCGTTCCGCACGAGGCGGTTCAGGGTCTCGCCCGCGTTGAGGCCCAGCTGGACCGTGTTCCGCTGGAAGAGGGGAGCGAGCGCGACGTACGACGACGGCATGTGCGTGTCGATCGTGTCGCCGTGCTGGCGGGCCTCCGCCTCCCACTGCTCGATCGCGTAGCTGCTCGGCGTCGGGTCGGAGCCCGGCGTGAGGGGCGTCGTCCGCACGGGGATGCGGCCCGTCCGGGTGAAGATCATCCGCTCGCCGAGGTTGCTCGCCCAGAACTCGGGGATCGCCTCCGAGCGGAAGAGGAGCCTCGGGAAGAGCGAGTCGTGGAAGACGCGCTCCAGCGTGCGGTCCTGGATGATCGCGGTGATCTCCGCGGGGATGCCGAGAGCAGCGAGAGAAACGGCCATGGTGTGTGCCTCCGAATCGGGGAAGGGATCTGTCGTCCCGACGGGCACCCCTGGACCGACCGTTGACCGCCGTCGTGCGCGTGGAGGGGGCCAGGCCGCCCTCGGCCTGGATGGGAACTGATTCCGACGATCCTACCGACGGTCAGGCCTTCGCGCAACGGTCGAAGTCAGCGAGCGTCGCTCGGCGTCGAGGAGCCGACGGGCGGAGAGGCCGAACGCGCAACCCTCGGGACGACCTTCTTGCACGACCGGCACACCAGGGGCGCGTAGGTCGAGGTCCACGGACCCTTCGCCGCGACCAGCGCCGCGGAGCACTTCGGGCATTTCGTTGGAGCAGACATCGGATCACCTCACGAGACGACGTAGGAGAAGTCGACCGACATCGTGAACGCCGTCGGTGCGTTCGCGAAGGCGAGCGAGAAGTAGAGGCGAGCGAGACCGCCGGCCGCACGGATCGGCCCGGTCGCGGTCATCACATCCGTGTTCCCGTTCGGGAGAGTCGAGCCGGAGCACTGGCCTACGAGCCCGACCGCCGACGCGGTGGCCACCGGCAGGTCGATGTCGATCTGGTTGTCTCCAGAGAGGAGCGGAGGCGTGACGGTCAGGATGCCGGTCACGCGCACGAGGTCGCCGATCCTCGTCCACGAGAACGTCCCCACGGCCACGGCCGCGAGGAGCGCAGGAGTGATCGGCGTGACGATCGGCGCGTAGGTATTCTGCTCGCTCGGAGCGCGCGCCGCGAGCGCGACTTTCAGAACATCGATCGCTCCCTGCGCGTTCGTCGCTCCGAGCGGAGGCGAGATCACCGCGTCGTCGTACGCAGCCCACTTCGCGAGAGTCCACGAGAGCGGCGTTATGTTTCCTCCGCCGGTGAACTGAGGACACCACACCGCGAGGTTGTCGGTGTCCGGGTGCGCGCCGTCGTCGTAGAAGTTCAGTAGGTCCGAGCCCGGTCCTCCGCCCGCGAGCCAGCCGGTGGGGAGCCCGCCGTTCCCCCACTGCACGCTCACGGCGTCGTCGGTCGCTCCAAGCTCGACGAGCGGGCCCGAGAGCGGAGGCGAGAGCGCGCTGTTCTGCATCGCCCCCGCCGTCACCATCACGCACGAGCGGTCGGTGTCGTCGCCCCGCATGTACGCGCCCGTGTCGGTCGAGTGGTCCACGAACGAGCCGCCACCGATGACGTGGATCCACGGAGCGTCGGGAGGGAGCGCCGTGAACTCCAGCACGCCCGTGCCGGGAGGAGGGGCGATCTTGATGACGACGGTCTCCTGCCCGAGCGTCTCTCCGCCAAACGAGAAGAGGTTGTCGAGCTTCACACCCGGCGGACAGTCGAGAACGACCGCCCCGGTCGCGCCGAAGAAGCTCGCCACGGAGCCTCCGCGGAAGTCCCAGCCAGTCGCGGGCATACCTGCGACGGGCACGACGAACGGCGTGCCCTGGTACGCGAGGCGCACGACGGGAGCCGCGCCGAACTGGATCGTGGCGAGCTTCGCCATAAGGTCGATCCAGCCCTGCGTGCCGACGTAGCGCCCCTGCGCTTCATCCTGCGTGCCGAAGTCGGCGTGGATGAACTCGCCGACGCCGAGACCTCCGCCGCTCCCTCCGCCGCCGAACACCCCGGCAGCGGCCATCATCGCTACAAGCGATGCGTTCGCGTTCGAGAGCGCCTGGATCCGGTACGCATCACGAGCAACGCGTGCGGTCGACGACGTGGCGATGACCGCGAGCCCTCCGCGCACCAACTCGGCGAGGGGGACCTGGGAGGCATCGACGTCCTCGCCGGCTCGGAACGAACGGGTGCTGTCGGCGTAGTCGGCGAGGACGATGTGCGTGCTCATCGCGCGAGGATAACGCGCGCCAGAGGCGTCGTCACCCGATGCCGTTCCGAGCCTTGTACGCCGCCCACTCCGCCGGGCTCATGTCGAACGCCGTCTTGGCTGGAGCAGGAGCGCCTGCGCCGGGCGGGAGCGGAGGCGTGCCCGCTGCGGGCGTGCTCGTCGCCGGCCGCTGTCCGGGAGGCGCAGGAGGTGCGGGAGGAGCCGCGATGCCGAGAGCGGCTGCCTGCGTCGGGTCTTTGGCCAGGTCGCGAAGGAACGCGCGCTCGTCCAGGGTCTCGTCCTCGGGGATCGATTCGAGCTTCCGCGTCACGGCGAAGAACCCGTAGTCGAAATTCTTGACCCCCTCTTCCGCGAACACCCGATGGAGGTGCGCGCGAAGCTCGGCCTCCTCGGCTCGCGACATCGCCGCCTTGGCGTCGGCGTTCGCCTTGGCCTGGTCGGCGCGGAGGCGCTCGATCTCGCTCATCTGAGCGCGCTTCGCGTCCTCGTTCGCCTTCTCCATCGCCGCCAGCTGGTCGAGCCGCGTCTTGGCCGCATCGGGGTCGTCGATCCCGAGGTCTTTCAGCCGCTTCCGGGTCTCGCGCTCCAGCCGCTTGTTGAACGAATCGGCGTCCGGGAACACGGCGAAGGGCTCCGCGGGTGGAGCC